TGCCTTATCAGGTGTCTCAGCATGTACCATAATGAAATCACCAGCATTATCAGAACCTGCTAAACTAGCTTTAGTCTCATCATATATTTCTTGTCTTTCTTCTGCAGTTGGGATACCACTTTTATTAACTATAATCATACCTGGCATTAAACCATTTTGTACGTTCTTTAAATGATATGTAGATATTTCATAATCTAACTTTAACCAGTTAATAGAAGCTGAATAAGATGGTAATGAGTAATAATCCATACCTGGTGTATATGTTTTAAAGAACATAACTTGTGATGGGTATTCTTTAGTATCTAATTCTTCATTAAATGCTGGTAGAAAGCAAGGTTTATTATCTTTTCTATTTCTATTCTTCCAATCTTTAGAGAAGAAGTATCCTTCAATCTCCTCTTTCTCAGTATCACATTTAGCAACTCTCATCTTTTCGTATGGTATGTGTTCAATTTGAACAATATTCTTACCAGCTTTATCATAGATAAGTTCTAAATAGAATCCACCAAATATAACTTGGTCAAATGCTACCTTTCTAACAACAACATTAAGGTCATCTTGAGAGAATTCGTTTAATATAAATGGTGTTTCTGTATTCCAACCCATACCAGCAATCATATCAACCTTTCTATCGATAAGTTGTTTATGCATAGTTGATGCGTTTTGGTATAATCTAATTAATTCTTGTGGGTATAGATTATCTGTACCGAAATTAATCCAAGCACTAGAGTTAAAGTATTCTGAAACGTTTGGAGTACCAGTATCGGTTCTACCAAATCTCATTATCATATTATTACCTATCATTGTTGTTCTCTTATTTTTTACATTCTATCACTATAACTAGAGTACGTAGTACTTGATGGTATAGAATCTGAATATGTTGAATATGTTGTTGTATGTAGCTTATTTACTTGTAATATACCTACTTCACATAGGTCATATTGGCTTGCTCCATCATATGTGTATACACTATAGTTATGTTTACCTTCATTAAGATATACAATAGATGCTGTTAATGATTCATAAGAATAAGTAGCAGTAACTTCAATTTGAAATTGGTTATATCTAGTAGCATATATAGATGTGTCTAAAATAGTAACACGTTTAGTATCATTAATAGTCTCATCTTCTATATCAATATAATAAATAGGATTATTAATCGTATTCATTTCTGATATTGTCAGGTACATTTGGTTTATTCCGTATTCGAGTAGTATCATATTATTTATTAATATATAAATGTTAATTTTGTTTAATAAAAAACCCACCAACAGGACGAAGGTGGGTTTTATTTATTTAATAGAGGATTAAATAATTGTTCTTGTAGCAATATAACTTGCTGAACATTGTCTAGCTGGAGTAGGTTCTTTAGCTAAGAAGCCAATAGTTGAACCATTCATATCACCATATGCTTTACCAACATTAGCTGTAGAAGCAACAAGGTTTGCACCATTTTGCTCTCCAATCATAAAGTAGTTACCATTTTGGTCTTTTACAATTATTAATAATTCTTTCTGAGCTAGTACATATACTAAATCTCTTAAAGATGCTTGGTATTTATGAAATACCATATTTACATTTTGATTATAGAAGTTTGTTCCATTTTCAATTGAATGCTGTCCTTCTTGAGTGAATTCAGCTGATTCAGATGTTTGTTCAAATTTGTAGAAAGTCTCAGCTACTGATGCTGTTGCTATCATTCCATCGATATCGTAAGTATAAGAAGCTGTTGAGCTAAAACTTTTGATATAAATTTCTTGAATACCACCTGTATTATCACGACAACCTAATAACCAACCTTCGTTTAATATACACGCCATAGTTTGTTTGTTTTTTTTTATTTAATAAGAGGGCCGAAGCCCCTTATTATAGTTTGTGTGATTATGCGCTTCTTACAACTAACTCAGGGAAGTAGAAACCTGTACCCATTTTAGTTTTAGAATTGATTTTCAATGCTTGAAGGTCTTTAGAATACCACATATCAAAAGATAAATCGTTATCGCCACCGAATGCTAGTACGATATTTTCTTTGTTTGTTGCGATAAATGTACCTGATTGAGCACCAGATAAACCATTTACAGAGTGAACTGTCATACCGATAGAACCTGGGTGACTAATAGACTTAATACCAGTTGATTGAGTATTATAAGCATATAAGTTTTTAGCTACTAAAGAAGATAAATACATTTGAAAATCTACTGGAGATAAATATAATTCAACTTTGTCTAAAATTTCAGCTGGTACTAATGCTAAGATAGAATCAACATAAGCATAAATAGTACCAGTTGATTGTGTAGCTCTTGTTAAAGTTACTTCACCAGTTAATGCTGTTGCTGTTGCTAAGAAACCATCACATAATGCTAAGTTACCAGCACCATTTGATTTGTTACCTTGCCAAGCGATTTTATCCAATTCTTTAGCAATTGTTTCCATTTTGTTAGCCGCAAATACTTCTTGGAATGTACCTAAAGTTTCTGGGTTATAACTTCTTTCCATTTCGAAATCATACCAGTACCCTTTAAGAGTATCTAAACAGATTGATTGTGGGAAAGTGATAGGACACATACTGATTGACCCTTGAGCCATTACAGTAGAACCTGCGTCAGTGTTATTACATAATGCATTCGTACCAACCATTGTAGATTTTACAAAGTTTAGTTTGAATGTATCACCAAATACACCGAATTTCTTAGATACTAAGTCACCTTGAATAGTACTTGCGCTAAGAACGATTTGTTTTGCTAAGCCTGAGCTAATCTCGTCTGAGTATGCTGTAAGGGCTGATACGTCTAATGCCATATTGTTTTATTGTTTTGTTTTTATTATCCTTACGGATTATTTATTTAAGTGTTGTTCTATTTGCGTAGAAACTTTAATCATCCCACTCTCTGAGACCCTCAAATTTAATTATTTATTTTTATTCATTATCTCAGAAACCTTTGATAACATTGTTGATTGGGATTTTACCTCTGTCTTTTCAAATTTCTTCTTGTCAATAGCTTTTGTTGCTGGTTGAGAGTTAACTTTTTCAAAAGCTTCTTTGCTCAATTTTAATTCAGCTTCTAATTTAGCTACTTTTAATTCTAATTCTTCATTGATAGCTGAGAAATTAACAACTTCCATTGCTTCTTCTACTGGAGCTTCTTCAACTACTACTTCTTCTGCTTTAACATAAGCAATAACTACTTGATTTTCATCAACTGTAATTGTTGAACCATCTTCTAAGATATAATCACCTGCTGGTATTGCTTCTAATATTACTTCTTCAGCAACAACTTCTTCTACTGGAGCTTCAACCTCTGCTTCATCACCAGCTTCTTCTTCAGCTGTAGCGATTTCAGCAACTTTACCTGCTAAAACTGATATAGTTGAATTGTCATCTAAAATATAATCACCATCTAATATTGGTTGTTCTACTCCTGCTTCATCAACTAAAACGATTTCAACGTCTAATGCTAATGCTGGTGCTTTAACTAAAAAGATTTGACCATCTTGTGTTTTAACAAAAATTGTTTCAGCTAAGATTAATTCTTTTTCTGCTTCAAAAATTGCTTTTATTTTGTTTATTAACTTCATAGTTTGTATTTGTTTTTAGTTATACCTCTTATTATTAATAGATATAATATTAAATTGTATTGATAATTGTTTTAATCATATTCTCTTTATCAGAATCTGGTATGTTAGAGTTAATGATACTATATATCTTATTTAAAAGAGCATCTTCCTTTAATTGTTTTTCAAACTGTTCAAAGAAACCTTCAATAGAGAATCCTGTAAATCCATTTGCTTTTATTTCAGACCATAATTCAGCATCATCTACTTGATATGTTACCATCCAAGTTCCTTTTGTAATATCACTGAATCCTAATGCTTTTGATTTATCATTCTCTGGGTCTTCTACTATCCAACTCTCAATAATATATACCTTATTAGTATATAATTCTTGGTGGTCAAAATTAGCAGATGTGTGATGACTATTCTTTAAATATAATGAACTAGCCTTTACTATAGTTTCTGGACTAAACCAACAGTTATAATATTCACCAGTTGTTTCATCTATTCTTAATATATCTTTATTTGGAACCATTGCTGGACCAGTTAATTGTTGTTTCTCAATTACTGCTTTGAATGAACTCTTCTTTGATTTACAATAATCACAAGCAGTAGCTTCTGTAATTAATTCACCATCAACTATCTCACATTTACAATTATCGTGTAGATTTGCTGCTCTAAACATTTGAAATGATTTCTCAATTGCTGGGTCTTTAACAATAGATATTGCTTTTAAAGCATCTTCATCTTCTATAATGAATTCCTTTCTTACTAATGGTTTCTTATTCATATTAATTAATATATTTTTAATAGTTTTGTTTAGAAACTTGAACGTCTCTCAATTACAGCATTCATATTCTGACTAGATGTTACCTCTTGTGAAACAACATATACCTTTTGTGGTTGACCTTGTCTTTGTCCATTTGGACCACC